GCAACGCAGCGGCGACGCCGGACATCCTCGCGTACCAGTGCACTGACGGGACGTGGGAGTTCAACACGGTGGCATCGCTTGCCACGAACACGATCACCTGCACGAACAACCTCGCGAAGCCGATCGCGGCCGGTGCGAAGGTCATGGTGCTCGGTGTGGTCGGTGACAACAAGTCGCAGCGGGTCAGCCTGCCTGCGTCGGTCGTGACGAGCCCGCCCGAACTGGCGGTCGTGCACCCGTTCGTCGGTGAGCCCATGGTTCTGTCGATCAACAACATCACGGCGGCCGGATTCCTGAACAGCCTCGTGATGGCCTACATCAACAAGTAGGCAGAGGAGGATAGTTCAGTGGTCAGAATCCGAGAGCGTCTGTATCTGACCGCTGACCGCAAACGGGTGGTGGGAGAGAACGATCGTTCCGGGGCATTCTTGTTCGCGAAGCCCGGCGACGAGATCGAGGATGATCTCGCCGAAAAGTACGGTCTGACGACCTCCCGCCAACCCAAAGCGGTTAGCGTTCCGGTCGGACGCATGGAAGCGGCTGCTCGAAGGTCGGAAGAGGCTCAAGTAAAAAAGGGGCCTTCCGTCGTTGAGGTCCTCGAGGGCAAGACCCTTGAGGAACTGCTCGAAATGGCGCTGAAAGGCAACGTCGAGTTGCCCGAGAATCCTCACAGGGAGGAAGTCGTCATGGCAATCCTCAAGCAGAGTGGCCACGAGAAGGAGGCAGAGGAGCTTAAGAAAGGCTCCGCTGAAAACAAGATGGGTTCCGCTCCCAACAAGGGCGGCCTTCGTGTTCCTCCCGAGGCGAAAAGGAGATAGCTCATGGCAGACGTCAGGATGACGCCTCAGAAGCTCCTGCCCACTGGTGTGACGCCGGCGTTCACGGGTTCGTTGCTGACGACGAACGTGTACGTCGTGCGGAACACCGGCAGGTGCATGGTGGAGATCAAGAAGTCCGGCGCAGGCAACTGCGACGTGACGATCGACACGCCGGGAAACGTTGGTGGCCTTGCCATTGCGAACCAGGTGGTGCAGGTAGTGGCCTCGACGGGCGACAAGATGATCGGCCCCTTCCCACCGAACATCTACAATGACGGTCAGGGAGACGTGCGCATCACGTTCTCCGAAATCACGGGCCTCACCATGGCCGTGGTGGAGTTCTAAGATGGCCTTGGTTACCCCGACTCAGGTGAGAGAGCATGTGCCGACTGACCTCGTCGACGCCGCTCTCCAGCGTGTCATCGATGCGGTTGAGGAGTTCATTGTCGAAGCTGTAGGTGATCTTGATGTTGGCTCCGAGGAATTTCAGGAAGAGCCTTCGTCGTTACTCTACTTACGTCGACCCGCTCTCAGCCTGACCGGGGTGACCGAATATTGGGGCACAGATGTTACGGTGTTAGCCTCAAACGATTATGAACTACGTGGCGATGGTCGCGAACTTGCACGTCTTTCCACAGGTACGAATGCAAGTGATGTCTGGGGCAACCGAGTGATCGTGACTTACGTGCCCAAAGCGAACACGATGCAGCGAATCCTTGCGACGATCGACCTCGTTCGACTCGCAGTGAACGAGACGGGTCTTGCGAGTGCGAGCGACGGCGACCACAGTGAGTCGCGGCTTAACATCGCTCAGGAACGCCGACGTATCATCGAGACGCTCAAGCGTCGGCACAGGATGTTCGTGTGAGTGTAGCCACACGCATGTACATGTCAGCGGCCGTCTACCGAAATGCGCAGACGTCTACTGACGACTACGGGCAAAGTAAGCCAGATGACTGGCAACTCGTAGTCAACATCATGTGTGTGATGTGGACGGGCATTGGTCGTCTGTCAAGGAATTACGAGCGAGAGATGCAAGTGGATACGCCACAGCTTCTTTTGCCACTCTCTGCGAACGTGATCGTGGGCGACAAGATTTTGGCTGTGACTGACCGAAACGGTAACGTGATGCTGGGGCCTTCAAGGGTAGAGGCTGTTACACGGAAACGAACACACTTACAGGCTGTGCTGAAGAGGGTGGATCCGTGAGTCTGAAACTCGTTTGGAAAGGTAAAGAAGTTCACAACAAAGTATTGCTAGCTTCAGCTCGAGCTGGCAATTCTATACTTGCGGATTGCGTAGTCGCGGCTAAGCAGAAAGTAAGTGTTCAGACGACGCAATTGCAAGGTTCAATACAAATGCGTGAAATGCAAATGACTGGTGCAAGGGAATTGCGAGGACAGTTTGGTTCTTGGGCAACGAATTACGCGCTTTATGTTGAGAAAGGCACTCGACCACACTTCCCGCCTGTTGATGCCCTGATGCGAAATATGCACATAGATCGTAACCATGCTTTTGCTGTTGCGAGATCCATCTCAAGGAAAGGCACAAAAGCATATCCGTATCTTCAACCGGCAGCAGACGAATATTTCCCTTTGTTAGCTGCACGTATCAAGCAGGAGTTCGCCAATGGTTGATGCGGTTAGCGCAGTCAGAGAGTTGTTACTCGCTGATCCTGTCGTTAACATGATGACAGAAGGTCGCGTGTATGGTGGTGAATTGCCTGCAAGTGAAATGGCAAATATGCCACGCAATAACATCGTTTTGGCTTATGCTGGCGGTGATCAACGAAGAGGCACAACGCCGGTGGCAGGTGTGCGATTGACAATTTGGTGTTGGGCGAAATCGTTCCATATTGCAGGGCAATTGGATAATGCAGCTTTCGATGTGCTCGATGCTGTTATACGTAAAACGATTGGGCATGTGCTGATCCACGCGATTGCGCCCGTTGGTGCGCCAACCGCGTTCAAGGATTCAGATGCAGGTTGGCCGTCATACGCTAGGTCAGTGAGCGTAATCGTTGACCAGCGCGAAGTCAGTTCGTAGGAGGGACTATGCAGCCTTATGAAATCATCATGGCACCTTTCGAGGTGTGGACTGCGCCGCTCAGCACGGCCTTTCCAGATGTTGACGAGACTCCTGGCGTAGGCTGGGAACTGCTCGGCACGAACGGCATCAAGAACTACTCGGAGGATGGTGTCACCGTAACTCACGAGCAGACCTTGGAGCCCCATCGCACTCTCGGCACCACCGGACCCGTCAAGGTGAAGCGGACCGAGGAAAGTCTCATGGTGGAGTTCGTGCTCGAAGACTTGAGCCTCGAGCAGTACGCCAAGGTGTTGAACGACGTGATAGTCACGGACACACCTGCAGGCACTGGCACTCCTGGCATTCGCACGATCACGCTTCGGCAGGGCGGCGATGTTGCAGAGTTCGCGGTCATGGTACGTGGACCTTCGCCGTATGCTGACAACATGGTCTCTCAGTACCAGATTCCCAGGGCATACCAGGGAGCGAATCCGGCGCCTGTGTTCACCAAGGGCGGAGCCGCTGGTCTGCAGGTTCAGCTTATCGCGCTCGAAGACGTGAATGCTTCGACCGATGAGGAGCGCTTCGGCAAGCTCGTGGCTCAGGACGCGGCGGCCATCTAACATGAGCAAGCAGCTCGGCGAGATCATAACTCAACGTGATCGCCCCTCCATCAAAATTGATGGAGTGGCGTATCCGTTGATCGAACCGGAAGACCTTAAGCTCAAGGACGCTTTGTGGCTTGAAAAAGCTGCAAAGAGGATGGACGTTCTCATCAAAGCAGAGCTTTCGTCTAACGACGATGCTTTGCTTGAAATGACAGAGCTGATCTTCAAGGTTACGGATTTGCTGATGGGCGACATACCCGTGGCCATACGGACGCGTCTGTCGGAAATGCAGAAACTTTCGGTGATTCAGGCTTACATGGGGCTGCTATCGCCGACCGTGAAGAAGGGCGAGAAAGCCCCTTTGGCAGAAGGGGAGGATGGAAAAGCATCCTCCCCCGACTCCAGCACTTCTATGGGGGAGGGCCTTTAGATTGGCCAGAACTGACCATTCGAGACCTGTTGGTCTACTCGGAAATGCTTCCAAAGCTTCGCGCAGAGGATGGTCTGTTTCTCGCCACCGCGGCAGCACTCGGTGCTGGCGATCTGAAGCGTTCGCAGAAACAGAGCATTCGAACGCAATGGATGAAGGAAGCTCGAGCAGGCGGAACCTCAAGCCAACCTCTTTCGGCAATTGGGATAAGGGTGGTTAAGAGTGACCACAGAGCAACTCGGCCAAGCAGTACTTGATCTTGTCATCAATGACCAGGGCCTTACCGAAGGAATGGAGAAGGCCCATAAGAGCATTGAGAAACAACTTCAAAGCATTGGCGACTCGATGGAAAAGGCAGGTAAAAAGTTCTCGATGTTCTTGACTGCGCCCATCGTAGCTTTGGGCACAGCGATGATGAAGGCAACGGCTGACTTCGAAGCAAACCAAGCCGCATTCGGCGTTCTCTTGAACAGTGCAGAAGACGCAGAAAAGTTGATGCTCGATCTACGAGCAATGGCCGCAAAGACGCCATTTGTAACCACTGACCTTGTGGCCGCTGCAAGGGTGCTCCTCGGTTTTGGCGTAGGCCTTGACGACATCATGCCAAAGATCCGCGAGATAGGCGATATTGCCTTAGGCGACACTGATCGTTTCGCACGTCTCGCATTAGCTTTTGCTCAAGTTCAAGCGCTCGGTCGATTGATGGGCCAGGACTTACTTCAGTTGGTTAGCGCTGGTTTTAACCCGCTTCAAATCATCAGCGATCAAACAGGCGAGTCGCTTGGTGAATTGAAAGAACGCATGACCGCAGGTAAGATAAGCGCACAGGAAATAGCTGCAGCTTTTACAACTGCAAC